TGATTAGTGTTTCAAAGTCAATAACTTCATCTTCACCATCAACATACTTTTCAGCATCACGGCTTGTTAATGCTCGTTGATATGCTTCTAAGTATTTTTGAAAATATTTGCGACGGATCTTTCGCAATTTAATATTAAGAAAATTCAATACAGCTTCAATTTCTTGTAGCTGATTGAATCTGTGTTCTGTGATTCCGGGTAATGCGGCAATGTTCTTTTCAACATTACCGTATACCTTTACATCTTTTTTTGCCTCAAGTAATTCAGCATCGTAGTGTGTAATGAAATCTGGTATCACAGTCAAATCATTTGAGATTCGTGTATACCAGTTCATTTATCACCACTCGTCATCATCAGATTCAGCATCATTTTCATATTCTTCATATTCTTCTTCAACTTGATCTGTATACTCTTTTAAAGCAACGATTACTTCTTTGTCACCTCTGAACGCCTCTTTGATATCAGTTGCTTCATAGTCATTGTCAATTAGTAAATTGACTAATGTGTCTGCCGCATCACTTCTATCATTCAAGTCAATATGGGAACTTAATGCTTCCCATACTTCAGCTACGAAATCTAAACTCATACTGTATCCTCCTCCTCAGTGTTAGATACAGTACTTAGCATAGGTTTAGATTTTTCAGCGTATTCAGCCATAACTTTGTCAAGACAACCGTCAACGTTTGCTTCCCATGCTTTACGGAACTTCTTAATGATTTCACCATCAAGTGTTGTGTAGACTAGGCTGTTGCCTTCTTTCTTAACAAGTTCAGCTTTCTCAATCATGTCAAGCATACCTGAGTATGGACTCATACCTGTTTCATAAGGAATCTTAACTTGAACACTTTCGAATGGCTTAGCATAACGAGTCTTCATGATTTTGCAGGCAGCACGAATACCACGAACATCACTAATCTTATTGCCGTCTTCGTCTTCTTTCAGTTTCAGTTTCTTCATAGCAACTAGAATACTAGATGCATACACGAAACCTTGACCGCCTGATACTTTGTCGTCAGGATCGAACATATCTTGTGAAGCATAAGTGTGATTAGTTGCAACCATGCCGATGCCTAAACTACCAAACATGTTAACGCAGTTACGAACAAGTGCGGCAAGTGCTTTAGGCTTACGACCCATGTCACCCTTCATGTCACCTGCTTCAAACTGATTAACGTCAGTAGGTGTCAACAACATACCCAATGAGTCAACTACGAACAAGACCTTAGGACGATCTTCTTCTGGTAGTGCTTTATATTCTTTCACGAACTCACTGATTGTTTTAGCAACGTCATCAATCATTGCCATATTAAGCTTCAACAACTTGCTGTCATCAGTACTTACACCCAATGCATGTAGCCATGCTTCGTCAAGTGCGTTCTCTGAGTCAATCAATACAACAAAGATACCTTGCTCTTGTGCGTGACGAACCAAGTTACCTGAACAGATGAAACTCTTACCAGAGCCTGATTCACCCGCGAATACAGTTACTTTACCTAGTGGTACACCCTTATTAAAATCACCACTGATAAGATAGTTCAATGCATAGTTGCCTGTACTGATCCAGTCAGTGGGATCGTTGAATCCAATTGAAAGTCCTTCGATAGACTTTGTGATACTTTTTCTAAATTTACTTACGTCAAATGGTTTAGCCAAGATGTTCTCCTATTATTTTTGTGCTACGTTTAAGTACATTCTATCAGAGAACGAAATTTTGTCAAGAAACTCTGGACAATCATCCGCGATACGTTCTAATTCATAATCGCTAGGATAGTGTCGTAGTACTCCTCTAGCTCTGTCTCTGACTAATGCAGGTACCCTAGGTGTCTTACCCGGGTCGCATAGTTCTTCCAACAATTTTTTACCTTGCTTTAGGGCGCGGTAACGTTCGTCTGGTAGTGTCATATTATTCTCCTAAACATTAAAGGGGCCGAAGCCCCTTTAATTACTTCGCTTGTCTAGCACGAATCATCGCTAGGATGTCTTGTGCTTTATCGCTTGATGGAGTCGCTGTAGGCATTGTTACAGGCGAACTAGCTGTTGCTGGTTCATCATCCCAAGGTGCAGTCTCTGTAGTTGCAGGTGCGCTAGTTTCAGTAGTCGCTTTTGGTTGAACTGCTTGTGCAGGAGCTGATTGAGTTTGAGTACCAGTAGGTGCATCAACACCCCATGGTCTGTAGTATGCGCCCCAACGCTCAGTGTCGTAAGGCTGACCATCAACTGATGCATCAAACATTTCTTTGATGATACGCAATTCTGCTTCACCAGGACGCTTTGGCAAGAAGTCAGCAAGGTTATACAAACCATGTGATTCAATTGCTGTTTGCTCTGCTTCTGTCAATGGAGACTCTTTACGTGCCCAAGTACTAGTTGAGTAGTCAGCATAACCACCTTTGCTTGTTTTCTTGATGTTCAAATCAAGACCACGTTGGTAGTCAGTTGGCAATTCATCCAACTCAGGATCCATCAAACTAGCTTTGATGATAGTAAAGATTTGTGGACTGATGATGAATCTACGAATAGGATTCGCAGGTGTAGTGTCATCGCCGATTGGGTTTTGACGAACAAAACCTTGGAACAAGTAACTACGCTTCTTCCAATACTTATTTGCCAACTCTTTAAGAGTTTCATCTTTGTACCAAGGGCGAACCTCAGTCAAGATTGGGCACTGTGCTTTTGGATCATACATTTCTACACAAGGTACTTGAACCTCAACACGCTTTGCGTTAGGGTCACCTTTGATACCGTTGAATGGAAGCTTGATGATTTGACGTTCAACCCAGAAGTAAGGGTTCTTACTATCTGCGTCTGGCAATAGACGTAGTGAGGCTGTAGTGCCTTCGTCCATGTTCCAGTGAGGGTAGATTGAATTGTCTGATTGTTTCGGTGTGTTGTTACCGTTTGACTTGTTTTCTTGTGCCGCGATACGAGCACGAATTTCTGCTAATGATGCCATGATATTTTTCCTTATAAAATTGAGATGGTCTCTTTTAATATTCGACACTACCTATTAGTGTCTAACACAAGTGTAAGTATAGCAAATGCTTTCACTCATGTCAATAGTATTTATGCCTAATGTGGTAAACCTCACCTTTTAAGTGAGGTTTTTAAGAGTTCATTTACCCTTATCTGTTAATGATTCTTAGCATAGCAGCCAGATCATCATGACCTTCTTTGACTTTTTCTTTTTCTTTTTGTCTTTGGTCTAGTTCTTTACCGTATGCTTGTACTTTCTTACGGAAATCCTTTTCCTGTTCAGGAGTAGTTTCTCCTTTGGAAGTTGATTTACGAGCATCGTACTCACCAGTATCTACTTCAGTAACAACAGCTTGGTCATCAGTGTTGATAAAGTTTTCACCAACTAGATCGCCAATCTTTGCAGGACCACCAGTTGGACCCCATTGCCCTGCACGTTTCTGGTCAGCATCTAATTCCTCGTCAACCTTCTCAACATCACTGTGAGCCATACTTGGCTTACCGTTTTCAGGGTTGCGAACGCCGGCTCTCTTTTTCAAGTCTTTCAACAAGTCTTCGTCACTACCGTGACCTAATTTGTTTAATGCTTTTTGACCAACATCTTTAATCTTGTCAATGATACCTTCATCAACAGGGGAATCGGCTAAGCCACGCTCAACCTGTTTGATCCAACCGCTAACATCACTTGAACCAATTTCGTCAACATCACCTACAAAGTCAGCTACATCACCGATTGCGTTAGAGACTTTCTCTGGACCGTACTTTGATAATAAGTCTAGACGTTGCATTAAGATTCTACGTAGAATGGCACTAGCAACAGGACTATCAATATCGTCACCACCGTCTAATCTTCCTTCAGGAATACCTTGTGGGTTTAATGCAGTCTGACCACCGTCACCTTCTTCGGCTAATCCAAATGCTTTTAGATTGCCGGCTTCTGTTTTTTCATTGTGAGCTAGTGTTTCTGCGCCGGCAGCTTCGTTGATATCATCATCTACATCTTCTGCTCCGCCTTCACCTGCATCACCTGCAGTATCACCGTCGGTTTCTTCACTAGCTTCGCCACCATCGCCACCTTCAAGTAAGCTATCAGCCCACTCAGCTAGTTCTGTAACTTCAGTCATTTCACTAATGTTCTTAGAAAGTTTAGCTAAGATTGGCATTGCAGATTCAATGCGAGGATCAACTGTTTCTTGCACAAACAATTCGTTAACAGCAGTCGTATCACTATCGTCTTCCATCAATGATGGAGTCCATGATTCAAAGTATGCTTCGTATCCACGCTTACCAGACATACGTGATAATGTTTCACGCAATGAATTATAATGGTTTACACCTTCATTAATTAGTTTTTGACTAGATTCATTGAACTGACCATTACGTGTAGCACGAACAAAGCCTGCCATCTTTGAATATTCTTCAACTAAGCCTTTGATGTGTTGACCACGATCATCATAAGGTGTACCGCCTTCAGCAATGTGACGAGCATAAACACGTGCAATGCCAGGCTTTGTGGTGTTCAATAAGAAACGCTCACCATTTGCATTCTCTACGAAAATACGATTGATGTTACGGTAGCGTTGTTCACCTTCTTCAATCTTGCGTGAGTGTTCGATAACGATTTTAACTGAAGGTACAGCATCGCTATAACTAGCACTTTTACCCATTGGGTAATAACCCTCTGATACTCTTTCTTTCTTGTCCATATGTTCCCTTTGTGCCATGTCGGCTTCTAAATGATTCTCGTTGCGTAATTCAAAACTTAATTGTCTACGTTGTGCCCAGTTCTTAAGATGACTGATTAGTGCTGTCCAACTGTCAGAATAAGGTGTTCCTGATGTGTTGTCGCTTGGGCTACTAGATACACTATCACCGTAGTAAATCTTTAACTTTTTAGATCCGTCAATAGAAATCCAAACTTTACCGTAATTTTCGCCATCTTTGATAAAATCAAATCTTATGACTGCGGCTTCTTCAGGAACAGGTGTGATTTTACCTGTAGCATCCATTGGTTTTGGATTGTAACCTTTATTGTCTAAAAGATCGTATAATTTTCGTTGTAAAGCTTCTGAATTGATTGACATAGATGTATTTATCTTTGTATGTTAATTCAATACAGCAAAGAAGGGCAACGGGGCAATGTATTCCTCATGGTCTCGCATATGATTCTCAAGGTTATAGTGATAATCACTCAGAACCTGCAAAATACGTACAATCAATAAGCTAGCCATGACCAAATCGTCAGTATCGCCTATTTTTGCCGCATAACTTCCCCCGGATGCTACAAATGCTTTTAATTCTGAAATTAATCCAAAGCTATGAATAGTCATCTTTTTGCTCTCTACTAGTGTTTTAAACTTAGCACAGGCTGCGAGTTTGCTCTTGTTAGTAGTGTTGAATCCCCTACGATTCTTCCCGGCTTCGCTCAAAAAGATACCAGGAATATTACTCTCACCGTATTCATTTAACGAAACAATAGCTGCCTCACCGATACTGTTATTTTCTATTGAATAGTACAAACTGTTTGGTTCGTTCGTGCATTCAACAATGTATTTGTTAATTTGTGCAATCAATTTAATCTGTGTAGGAATATCTGTCTTGTTGTGCTTCCACTCACCTACTTGTGTAGTTGTATTTGCTTCAAAGATTTGAATAGCGGCTGGGTCACCACCTGTACCTAAGCTTGGGTCTAGTGCAACTGCATATATGTTCCCCTTCTCGGGCTTCTTATACCAACGAACTTGCCCCATCCTAGTTGCAGGCTCTTTACCTTCTAACATGATTAGTGTGTTTGGATTGATAAGTGTTTCATCAGCAATAATGAACTCACAACCAATCTCTCGATTGAAACGATCCTCACCAAGTTGAGCCTTCATTTCGTCAGCCCACTTTTGATCTCGTCCAGGTTGTTCGGTCCAATAAGCACGATAGGATCTGAAACCGTTAACACCTATCTCTGTCTTGTTACCATACTCATCTTCTGTCTTGTTAGCACCCTTCCAGATCAAAGCAAACTGGTCTTCGTCACTGTTTGGAGTACTTGTGATAATTGCTTTACCACCAGTTGACAATGTAGGCGTAATAGCAGTCCAGAATTCTGTCGCAATAGAAGGTCGCACGAACGCAAACTCATCAAGATACAATAGTGAAATAGACATACCTCGACCTGTGTTTTCAGTAGTTGTAGCTGAAACAATACGTGAGCCGTTCTCAAAGTCTAATGAGCCTTTGTTGTATGTAGTAACACCGGCTTTAATGTGATCGGGACATGCTTCATATGCGTAACGAATACGTTGCATAATTTCCTGAGCACCTGTATACTTGTGAGCCGCAATAAGAATTGTACTATCGGGAACAAACATAGCATACCATAAGAGGTAGCCTGCAGCCGATGTTGACTTACCTGACTGACGAGGCATTAATGATATAGAAAAACGATATCTATGATATGTATCAATTAATCGTTCTTGGTATTCCCATGGGTGATACAACATGCTACCGCGTGTTGGGTGCTGTATGTAAAAGAAATTATCCATAAAGTACAGATAACCAGTATTAGGATCACAGCACTTGATAAATTCTTGCAGATCCTTATCAGTTTTAAATTGCGTCTTTTTATACGGATCTTTAACTAATGAAGGTGCGTTGTTGGTAGGTTTACTCATACAGTTATTTAGCAGTTAGAGTACTACTATTTAGAAAATGGGTCTTCGCCGGTAAGATGCGGCTTAGCAAACATAACTTTGAACCACTCTTTATCACCCGGCTTAATATTGTTCTCACGCATGTACTGAGATTTCTTTGCCGCTAGCTCATGATTGGGAGTCACTGAAGTTTCTCCTGTAATCTTACCTGACCCGCTTAAACGTTTCAATTCGTCAAGCGACATATCCTTCTCAGGGACTGTTACATCCTTGAGTTTAGAATATGCCGATTGAAGTTTACTTTGTTTAAATGGATCGAACATTATACAATTGTACCAGTGTTAAATTTAATTACACCGGGGTCACTGTGACAATGATACTTGGACTTGCTGGATATCCAATTATGGCATTTCCTGCTATAGTTGGAAAGCTAAACACAGTTGCACTGGCAGAATAGGCTATTTCATAGTAGTCACCGGAAGTTGCATTAGCAAGAATGTTATAACTTTGAACTACTTGAAGATTTTGGTCTAATGTGACAAATCCTGCGCTATCTGGAATAGCTGTGCCATTTTTCTTGAACCATATGGTTGCTGAGGCAGTGGTGCCGCCACCAAGAGCCTTGTCCACTTGTGCGCTGAACTGAATATTATACAGTCCAGTTTGATTGATGATAATACGACTATTGCTGGCACCTGTCCCCAACACTACATTGCTGGTCGGGTCAGAGTTGTTGAATGAAAACCGATATTCAGTATTAGCACTTGCTACAGTTTGTGAGGCATTGCTCCAAAATTGTCCGTATGCCGAAGTGATGCCGCTACTACTAATTGCAGTAAGTTGGCCGGCATTATTACCAACATAAAGTGCAGGAGGATCAACTTCTAGATTGACAACTAATTCGCCTGGGCGAGCATTGCCGTCATAATTTACCAAAGTTTCTTGTGCGTTGTCTTTCATTGCGGCACGGGAGATGCCGGTAATGTTTGCGTATGGTGGGGGTGGATTAGCCATAAAAATACTCTCTATATAGAGAGTATTTATCTAGTTTTTATATTTGGAAATCCTAGAGGAGGTTGTCCCCAAAGTGCAATTGTTTTTGGATCTAAAATATGAGTCATCCACTTCCACCACATTTCATGCAATTGGTCAGCGGCTTTTGGCAATTCTATTCCAAACTTATCAGCTAACAACACACGTAGATTTTCGCTTCCATTTTTGGTAAAAAGATTTACGGTCTTAAACATGAAGCCGTTACTATCATCAATTTTTATGTAACTATCATTGTGAATGCTACCTATTTCAGTAGGGAAATGATAATCTCTCATAGGGCTATGATATTCATAGGTTGTTATTCTATGATAGGGTAGCGTACCCTCTTCTGGATAATCCAAAATGATACCAACATAATCTTTACCCAACTCTTTCAATATTTCAGTATCGTATGCGTGGTAAAAATTAAAGATGTGCCCTTGAATCAATAGCTTTCTGTCATTATTCAATACTTGTTCTTTGGGGATATATTCATATAATCTATCTATATGATGTATGTCCTTACCAACATGAGCATTTACATATTTAGGGAAAGTTTTAGTATATGGAACTTTTTTGTATTGTTCTACAAGCCAAATAGGATAATCTTTATCCACCTCTACTCTAGGAGCAAAATCTTTACAGAGGCTAATCATGTTACACACATGATTGCCACCGGTTGCTCCGGGATATATCACGTAGACATATTTTGCCTTTTGAAAGTTATCCCGGATAGTCATTACTTAATATCTAATGGTCTCTGTTTAGTTGCCATGATGCAGAAATACTTTTCTTTCATAGTAACTTGCTCGCCTGTTTCTTGATTTGGCATACTGATATCAAATTCTAGTACGTTAAAACTATTGATATCAAACCCGGTACGATGCAACAACGCTGCCAATTGATTCTGTCCTAAGATACTGTAGTGATTCAAGTTATATTCATGTCGGCGATCACAGTCAGGAGCGGGTACTTCAATATAAATCTTGCCACCTTGCTTCAACACACGATTGTATTCCATCAAGCTAAAAATAGGATATGGGCTATGTTCTAATGCATGACGCAAGAAGATGAATTCTACAGATTCATCATGGTAACCTTTTTCCTGCGGTAAGAATGTCAAGTCATATTTCTTAATAGTATGACCTTTCTTTTCACAAATGTCAACGTCACCCGGGCTCAATGTTACACCGGTTAAGTCAGTATAACCTCTAGTTTTCATTTCATCTAAGAAGTAACCAGGACCGCAACCTAAATCTAAGATTCTAGTATTCTTGGGTAGATTTAACGGGTCAATATATGTTTTTACAACTTCACGTGTCATGTTCTCATGCATCGGGCTATCGCCCTCGTCATAGATATGGGCTGTGTATAGCCACTCGTTGTAAAATTTTAATTTGATTAGGTCGAGAGTGTTGTTGATATCAATCATTGAGATTCCTGTAATTTATAGAATTACTTATTCTCAGAATAGACTGATAAATTATTTTCTCTTGTAGCCCTTAAAAGGCTTAACTATACTGTGAGCATTTGTATCAGGTAGTTCTTCGCTGTCTAAATCACCGTTATTTAAATCTATATATTCCAAGCCGGCTGCTTTATATGCTAACTTCAGCATATCTTGTTCTTCTTTAGTGTAGGGGTGCGTAGTATTGTGTTTACCTACCCAGCTTTCTGCAGGCATTTCAATTGGATTTATACCATCACTACTTGCGACAGCCATCATTAAACGATATAAATCATAGTTTCTATCATAGCTATCTATTTTTTTTGAAAAAATATTTAACCCGCGGGTAGATTGTTGTTGACGTTTGGATATTTTACCCATCCTAGCTTCGGATATAAATTCATTTGCTCTCATTTTTTATATCCTTTAAAGGGCTTGAGAGTTGATTGTATATTGGTGTTAGGTATTTCATTACTATTAGCAGCGGTGACTAATTTTTTACCAGTCTTTCCTACTTTTTTCAAGGTTTTGTCAATAGTATTACCTAGGTCTTCATCGAATTCAGAAGAAACTAATTGATGCTCTCCCCAAGATGTTTCTGATTGAAATTCGTTTTTAAATTCATTTTGGACACCATCGTCTTGGCCGCCCTCGCCTCTGACGGCAGCAAACGCTACGCCAAATCTATATAACTCATAGAAATCATTATTTTTTAAATCAGGCATGATATAGGTGTTGGGCAAAGAGTAAGATGCAACTGTTAGTCCATCTGTTCGTTGCTCAGTGATAAATTCTTTTGCTCTCATTACGCAGGCTGTTCAGTTGTTAAAGGAATGCTATTTTCAGTGCCTAATACATCACCGGAGAATCCTTCTAGACCTAGTGGCATTCCGAGTACTACTTCATTGAAAGTAATTTGAGCCGATACAAAATGCTCTATGGTGGCATTTGCATTGGGGTTGACTAAAATTCTTACGTTACCACCCACTAAATCCATATTATAATTGGATACCACATAGTTACCAAACATAGTAGTTGCAAATGCAGTAAACTTTACATTATTTGCGCCGTTATTAATTGCCGCATTGAGTGTGATGTTTTGACTGTTTGCTGTATTTGGCAAGTATGAATTTATTTGAAAAACACCCTGAGTGAATATGTTTGCGTCAGTCTCAAAAATAACTTGATTAGCTGTATTTCCAGTAGTGATACCAAGATACGTGAATACACCAGTCGAAAATATTTCTGCAAAGTTGTTATTGATTTTTTGAAATGCTGTACGTAGCGGGTCACCTTCACCATCGTTGGGTAATGAGCCTATGTTAATTATTTCCGGGGTGGTCATGCTAAAATCCTAATGTATAGTGTATTTATCAAAAGATGACCAATTGACAAATGAGTGGTTAATATGCTATTATTTTGCAGAGTCAAATATCTTTTTTTGCTCAAGATACCACTCTTGCCACCCATCTATTTTAGTTGAACATTCATAGTACAAAGAATAGTTATGAACTACGACTTTTAACATGTCAGTTATAGACACCTTGTCACCTTCGACCTTCTTCAAGTCTTCGCATTTTTTCATTAATTCTGGTGCTGCATTTGGAAATTTTTGTGCGACAGGTACGACTGTGGTCGCACATCCCGAAAGAAATAGAACTATTAATATGTGTTTCATTTCTTGTCACCTTTGTTTAATTCAGCAGCCTGATTATGTATATCTACGAATTCCTTAGGTACAGGACAATTTTCAATGTATTTTATAACTTCTTCTCGTCTTACTCGTTCCGGACCTTCTACTTCTTTGATGATTTCTTTGGTGTTCCATTTATCGACATACTTGATAATGTCGTTGCCCTTTTCTTTGACTATCTTAGTTTTTTCTACTATTTTTTCTTGGATTTCAATGTTCTTCTCGCTAGACTTAGCTTCAGCCTGTGCAAGTTTTGCTTCCATCTCTTTGACTTTTAGCTGCCATTCTTTATTGTCAGCTAGCCCGCCCTCAAGATAAACTCCAAGAGTAAGTATCAATAAACTGATAACTTGTATAGCAAATTTATAAGCCCTGATAAAGGGGACAAAACCCAAGATGAACCCTGCTATAGTTCCCAGTACACCCACAGCAAAGATAGCGTGAGTGACCCATTCCGGCAGTACAGTTAATATCCACATAGTACCCGTATTTATACTAGGTACTCATTCTCCGAAGAATTCATCCACCTTCTCGGCTATATAATTGACTTCAGAATCAGTCAATTCCGGATAGATCGGTAAGCTAATAACGCCTCTTGATAGCATTACGCTTGTAGAAAGCATGTCCGGCTTTGTCATACCGTTAGTTGTAGGTAAGTCACCTAGCACATACTCATAATGACGTTTACAATCAATTCCGTTAACCATCATGTGAGTAAGCAATGAGTTACGATCAGGTAAGTACATTACAAACTTCTGATTGGCATGTGGATTATTTGTATCAGATAAGCAGGACAATGGTAACTCACTAAATCGTTCGCACCAAAATTTAGCAATCGTTTGTCTACGTATCTGCCATGCATCAATATGTTTGACCCTGACCAACAGTTGAGCACAATCTTGCTCACTCATCTTAGAGTTAGTGCCCACATCATAGAAATCAGGTTTGTTGTTGTCTCTATACCTTGCGGCATATAGATAGAGTTTTTCATCGTTTGTTACGATAGCACCACCGTTGCCACTAGCATTTAGATTCTTAGTAGGGTCAAAACTTATTGCCATACCGCTACCAACGTTGCCGTCCGCTACTAACCAATGCTGTGCTCCGTCAACTATAACACCGTGACTGTCTTCATATCTTGCTTCTGGCCATGGTCTACGTCCTGCAAATCCCATAAGACAATCATATATACCACTAGTTCGCGGTTCACGATTCATTATACCATATTTGTCAGTGTCACCTAGTTCAACGTCCCACCCTGCAGTCAAAAATGCATTGAGTGTTGCAGGATAAGTTAAGTTAGGTAAACGAACTTTAGGATTACCCTGCATCGTTTGTGTATGCTTAATCTTTTTGTAACGTGCAATAATCTCTAGTGCTTGTGTGCCTGAATGCACTGTTACTGCATACTTGGTTTTAGTTTTATGCTTCAACCATTCTTCGAACGAGCGGGTATAATGCCCGTTCATTAAAATGCCATCTTTTAATGCACGGTGTGTTGCATCTAGTAATTCTTCACCGATGTTCTTATACTGTCTTACTAGACCGAAGTGTGGTATATTCATTTAAGTTTGTATAGGTTGGGGTTAACATCATTTAATGATTGGCTTCGATGTTGATCCAATATGTCATTAAATTCAAAGTATTCTGTTAATTTTTCCGTGTAATCTACATCCTCAAAACATTTATTTTTTAGAGCAGATAATTTATTATGAAATATAGGCTTTTGATATTTGCAGTTAGCACTTACCCATTGTTCAATTAATTCCCAAGACTTAATTTTAAAATCTAATGGTAAGTTTCTTGCGTTTAGATAATCAGGGTTCTCTAGTATGATAGGGAAAAGTTCGAACGCACATCGTTGTAGTTTTCTATTAATAGATTCAAAGTATTCAAATAATTCAGTGATTCTATTTAGATTCGTTATCTGTATCACTGGCGACAATCTAATACTAATATTGTTTCCTAGACTTAATAACGTTTGTAAGTTACTATCAATCTGTGACCACTTACTTGGATATCTCAAGTACTCTTGCATATCATCGTATCCATCAATGCTTGCAAAGAATATAACAAACTTAAACTGTTTAATCATTGCATAGAATTTAGGATTAGTGTTTGTCATATTGGTGTTAAGCATTAACACAATATTCTTGCTATAACCCAAGTCAATTAATTGTTCTAGTAATTCAAAGTTCTTTTGATTAATAGTGGGCTCTCCGCCGGTGACATACAGCATTTCAATATTATCTAGCTGTTTTTCTAAGTTATCAGAAAATGTTTGAGTTTCATACCATGAGTTAATATCTACTTCAGTTAAATCATGAAACTTTGATATAGTAGTATGTGACAATTCATTAAATTCTTTTGCAAGTTGAGTGCTATTTCTAGGGTTGCAACTTCTACAGTTTAAATTGCACAAGTTACCAAACCGCAAGTCAAAGTAATGAATCTTTACATCAGCTACAGGTTCAGTGTACTGTCTGTTTTTCCACATGTCATTGTACATGATACGTTGACTTGCACCGCCGATCTTTTCATGTTGATAGCATTGACTGCACCCATGTACTTCCTCCCCATTCAACATCTGTGTTCTTATGTTAATGAAGTCGGTACTGTTATATATTTCTTCAATAGTATCATAACCTAAATTGTATTTTGTTCCGTCATTTTTCTTGATAAAGTCCTGTGACACACAACAAGGTTTTATACTACCGTCAGGGTCTACTGTTAGGTTAAGCCACGGCAAAACACAAAAAGTTTTAGACATTCTTCTTTGTCCAAAAATCAGAAGTACTTAACCAATCATAATACTTTTGAAATCCTTCTTCTACATCTACCTTAGGATCGTAGCTAAAATCTCTACGAGCGGCATCAATGTTCAATGCCCCGCGACTTGGGAAGTCTGCGTCTTTATCTCGTACATTGATAGTACCTTTACCTGCTAATTTAACTGCAAGATTGGCTGCATCAAGTAATGTCCTACTATGTGATTTGGTAATATTGTAAGTCTTGTTTGCGGTATTATCAGATAGTGCGGCACCAACGATACCATCTGCGGCATCCTCTACATAAGTAAAGTCTAATGTCTCCCCGGCACCATTAACATTGAGAGTGCCACCACGCATCGCCGTAAGCATGAACTTAGCGATGACACGATCCTCAACATCAAGTGGACCATATACAGCACTAGGTCTAATAATTGTTCCAACAAGGCCATCACGCCTGCAATAATCTCTAACAAGCCATTCTCCTGCTAATTTCATAATACCATATTGACCTTGAGGGTTACATACTACATCTTCTGTAACATCGTCAGTGAAGTCGCCATACACCATTGAACTACTGATATACACGAACTTGCGAACATCATATTTTTTGCTTGCTTCCAACAAGTTGAGCAACCCTTCGCTCATAACACGACTCCCCCATGCAGGATTCGCATTGACTACTTTTTGTCTTGGGAAGCTAGCCATATGAATTACAATCTCTGGCTGCTCTACATTGAACACATGGTCAACTGCTTTAGCATCACAAATGTCTCTATCATGGATATAGCTATCTACTGCAATTTTCTTTCTACGTTCAGCCATCAAGTAATCAATTTCATCTTGGGGTATGATACCGTAGTTTGTTTGCGTATCCATAATAGATACTAGATGACCTCGGTCCTGCAGTCGCTTAACTACATTGTGACCTATGAGTCCCAATCCGCCTGTTACTAAAATGTTCATTTAAATTTCAATTCAAAAAATGTTATTTGCTCGTCAGTGAGGTCTGCTCTTATTTGATACTTGTAACCATATGTGCTTATGTCTGCGTGACGATGCCAACTTGGTTTATCATAAGCATTCTCCATCACCCAGCTACCTGCTTCGCTTCGTTCCCAATCAAATATTGGGCCGGCGGCATATATATCAGGGTCATCTACATCGCTCAGTCTGAATTCATGAACGATGTGTGTTGATGTTATAATATCGCCCTTGTCAGACGGCCATATTCGCTTTGATTTGCCCATGACTCTCGTAGTTTTCTAAGTGAATGTCTTGCATTGTCATTTCAAAGATGTTGTTCTTTTGTGAGTTCAACATCAGTGTAGGTGCGGGGAATTCAGTACGTGACAACTGTTCTTTAACTTGCTCAACGTGGTCTTTGTATATATGAGTATCACCCGTACTAATAATCAACTCACCTACTTTCAAACCGCAGTGATGTGCAATCAAATGAGTGAGTAAAGCGTAGCTAGATATATTAAAAGGTAAGCCAAGAAACACATCCACGCTACGCTGGTACATATGACAAGATAGTTCTTTATTTTTGTTGACATAGAATTGACTCATAACATGACAAGGAGGCAATGCCATTTGATCTAATTCACCAACGTTCCATGCACTCATAATATGTCGGCGACCATTAGGATCTTTAATCAAACCCTCAAGTAAGTTTGAAAGTTGGTCTACTTCTGTGCGGTCAACTGCGAGGCGTGTGCCACCTTTATGTGCCGGACCCATGTCTTTTTCAACCGTGTCTTTGTTCCAGTGACGCCATTGTACACCATAGACCCTGCCGAGATCACCCTCGAACTGCGCTTTTGGTTTCCAATACGGCGCAAGCGCATTCGGGGTCCAGATAGTAGTCTTTCCTTCACTTGTACCGTGGGTAAGTTCTGCCAGTCTACGTTCATCACTAGAGCCTTCAATAAACCAGAGAAGCTCACCGACGCAAGCTTTCCATGCAAGTTTCTTAGTAGTGATTGCGGGAAAGCCCCTACGCAAATCAAAGCGAAGATTACGGCCAAAAACACTATAGGTGCCAACACCAGTTCTGTCATCTTTAAGTTCTCCATTGTCTAGTATGTCTTGTAGTAAATCGTGATATTGTTTCATTTTCTTTTCCAAATTTCATATGAGTGGTCGGTATGTTCTTCTTTAAACCAACACACAAATTCTTTTTCTAATTTTACTATATCTATAAAAGTATCACAAGTATATTTGGTAAACGTTCTTGATAAATGTATTTCGTCTATTAGATGCCAACTACTGTTAACTAACTTTGCACCGCCGATAAGCCATACATCATGCAAATCCATAGTGTCTCTGGCTGGTAAACTAGTTAGTGTAGTGATTCCATCTATATGTTGACTAGTCACTACTACGTTAATGCGATTAGGTAAAGGTTTCTTAGGTAGGCTGTCCCAGGTGTTACGTCCCATCAGTATTACTTTACCTGTAGTCAATGCCTTGAATCTTGGCAAATCGCCCTGAATGTTAGTCCAGGGCAATTTACCATCAAAGCCTATTCCTCCTTTAGGATCACAAGCTATAATTAGTTTCATAATTTATTCAATAACCTATCTGTCTCCGGCTGAACAGTCTCAGCAATACTTTGCACATCTAGTATAAACTCTACGCTAGTGACTTGGTCATCTAATTCATTTAGTTTTCTACTAACTGCTTCTTCTATTTGTTCTGGGTCAAGTCCTTGACTTAAAAACTTTTGGATGTTGATAGTTTGTTGTCGTTTACCTTCTAACTTGATTATCAATTTCTTAATAAACTGTATCGGTACCTTCTGCTTTTCAACGTCTTCAAGAATGTGTTCCCACTTCTGAATAAATTCTGGGCTCATTATGCACTAACTTTTACTTTTTTGTTATATGCTCTTTTTGCCTTAGGTGCTTCAACAACAGCTTGTACGGGATCCATAGCAGCCGCTTCTTTCAACAACCGTTGAGCTTCAGCCATCAAGCCTTTAGCCTCAGCACTCATCTTCTCAGCTTGCGCTCTAAAATTGTTTGCCAAGTCATTGTCACCTAGCGCACCGTCTGATACTTTAGAAACAGGAGGCATCTTGTCACCGCGTAGTCTACGTGCAACATCAGCTGGGTCTTGCAACCCACGACTTGAATCTAGTTCAGCTAATCGCTTAACAGCGTCTTCACCCTGTTTCATTTCATTCAGAATCTTGTTCAATTCATCAAGCTTGATTCTAGTATTAGGTTGTGGTGTCATGACGATTAAAGAAGTTTGAACTTTCTTCAACTGACCTTCAAAGTGTAGCGTCTGCAAGATGCCCTTGCCGTCTTGGGTGTATGTGCGATTCAATGCGTCCGCTAGATTTTCACTGTTCTGACCAATATCAGATTCAATACAACGAATCAATGGGTCATGAATGTGTTGATTTAGTGTCTCAGTATACGATACTAAACACATGTGAGGTTCGCCCGGGACCTCTCTAAAAATTACTGCAACTTTACGGTCGCCGTGTTTGCCTACATGTCGTAAAAAACTCATATTATTCTCCTACTAAGATTTACAAAAGTATTTAACTAGATTTCTACTAGTTAAAAAATTTATTTACGACCAATATAATTCGTACAAAACTGCTTCCGCAGGATCTTCAAACGCAGGAAAATAACTGTCACCTGTTATAAAAAAGTCAGTAGAATCATCAGTGTATTGTACTATCGAGACTCTACCCGAAAGTTTTGTTATGATCCACAACTTAGACTCAGGAGTCAATAATGTTTTGGCTAAAACAAAATGTTTAGGGGTATATGGTAATTGTCTATCCCCAAACCAAACTTGTGGATTAATCTCATGCTCAATCATTTAGTAAGTGAATCCAGCATCTTGTATTTTTCGTATGCTTCAACTACTGCAGGAGTAGTATTACGATTGCTAGGTGCTACTTCCATCCACAATCCATCACCATATTCGGCAGGATGACGGTAAGACCCACTGTATCCGTCCCCGACAAAAACCCGAGGTTGATGAATCTTGCCCGCATTATACAAACGAATTGCCAGATCCGTTACTTTCTCCAGCGGATAGTCCGTCAATACATATTGCTCAGGATTGCGTGAGTATGGATTGCCTTGTTTATGATATGCCTCTACTACTTTGATATATCTATCAAAGTCAGGACAGTTAGTGCGAGTTACAATGAACATAACATCATCCTCGGACACTTCGCTACGCATGAGACTTGTTAAGCATCCACCAAGACTAAGACCAATAAGTTTCATTTTTTCAGCCTATAATATATTTCAACTTTTTCAAGCAAGTCATTTAGTGCAGGGTCGCTGTCAGCCATGAACACTGCTCCCTTAAGATTTGCCCAACGTACTTGTATCTCTTGTTCTTTTTGATATGCAGGATCAATACTGTGCAACGTGCGAGAGCTAGCAGGCTCTCCCGACTTACGGGAGTAGACTGTTTTGCCTCCATCAGGTGATTCGTAAATAACTATTTCTTCACTTGACTTAATCATCATGGTGTTTAACAGCTTTGAATCCTGACCAGAGTACTTTACCAAATGCGTATAGTACTCCGATCACTGCCGCTAATAGAACGGCATAGCCTATTGTATACAATGCTTCCATAATCAACCCTTATCGTCATACAGAGCATACGTACCGAATGGGGGATTCGGATCTGGGTCACCATGAATGATCCAAGTAGTATCACAGTAGTCTTTATCACCCCAAGAACCACAAGGGTAACCGTCAGTGAAACAGATTAGACGCTTGGGCACGTTGCCTACTTTCTTCAAGTAATCAAAGATAGCATCAAAGTCTGTACCACCGCCGCCCATTGGCTCATACGCATCAATAGTATCCATTGATTCGCTATTGAAATCTTGTGGATTATAAATGTCAGTGTCAAAGCAGAACACATGAACTTTGTAACCATCAAATGATTCCATCATGCCACCAATCTCACCCAAGAATGCTTGCGCTTGCTTGTTAGAGATAGAACCTGACATGTCAATAGCAACGACCACATCAATTTCTTCACCGGGAGTCATGCCGGGCATGATAGCATCCATGTGCCAACTACGGCGCGATGGTCGCATCCAAGAAAAGTCTGTACGAATTGCGCTGGTCAGATTAGTCTGAATCAGTTCACGCCAGGGCATGACTGGGTTAGTGTGTTGCTTAATAAGACGCTCAACACCTAGAGGCAAACTACCTGCTTCTGCGCTTTGTGCGGCATTGATAATTGCTTGCTTGACTTCCTGACGCACACGTTCACGTTCCTCAGGAGACATTTTAGGGCGGCCCTTGCCTTTGCCTTCTTGATCTCCGTCACCATCACCTTCACCATCTTCGTCACCGTCAATGTGATCGTCAATCATCTGGTCAATCAGACTGTTAATGTCAATCTTTTGAACGTTCTTCATGAGGTCATCATAGATTTCCTCAGCCGCTTTACCGTCATACTTTTGTTCGTACAAGCAAGGGACTGTAGTAATGAATTGACCAACTTTGTGTCGCTTCAAGTCTGCGTTAACTGCGTAGTCATCAGCAATGTTCCAGATTTGAGGATCACGGTGATTACGGCGACCCATGTGATCGTACACCACGTGCAAGACTTCGTGACCCACAAGAAACTCAACCTCTTTGGGTTTGAGCATCATAATGAATCGGCTGTTGTAATAGAATTTCAAGCCGTCAGTTGCCGCAGTACTGCACCAGTCATCGGCATTAATCAATGTCAAACGGGTTGCAAGATTGCCGAAAAACGAATGACGCAATAGCAAACCGATACGTGCTGTTACCAATCGTTCACGTGCATCATGATCTACCTTTGGATCAGTAGGACCTACAAGTTTTTCAAACTTGTCGCTTCGTGTCTTTTTCTTAGACTTAGATTTATCAATTACTTCGCTCATACATACTCCTTAACTGTTACTAACATTATAGCACAGCCTTGATTTATTGTCAAATTATTGCAAGGTGCGCTTAGGTAGATCAAGGACAGAAAGGTCCTCTTCTTCCAATTGCTCAATAGTACTTAGCAGGTCTTCTACATCTTCAACTGACAAGTCCTCAAGCAAGGATTCAATAGATACTGGATTAGACTTTTCAAAAAGACTTCCGTTCTCGGCGCTTTCGGTAATCTCTTTGATTAGTTCATCTAGTTCTTCCTGGGTGCCTTCAAAACTATCGAAACAACCAGGTGCAAAAATGATTTCTAGTTTCTTCTTTTCCTCAGTCATAGAGACAGTCCTCGGTATCCCGCATCAAATGCGATTCGTGCATAAGGTGCACCTGATTCAATACAGTACAAGGTCATACCTTGATCCTTAGTGAAACCTTTTGCCCGGGCACTTTGACCAAGAGCATAAAAATACTTTTTACCTGACATAACAATCCTTAATAAAAAAAGGGTGAGCATATTGCTACACTCACCCTGCAAAGCTTAGTAACTATTAGTTACCTGCCTCCACGATGTACTTACCGTACTTCTTGTGGAATTCGTCAAAGTTCTTCAATTGAGAAGGCTCAATCGGCAACTTGTATGTTTTCAGTGCAATCTTTGCACCCATCACAACCAACTCAGTTTCAAAATTCTTCATGATGTAGCTGAAAAAGTTGTCAGCCATAACGTGAAACTCTTTGCTATTGACTTTCTTGTTTTCAATAGAGTCACGCAATTCGTAGCACATAGAAATTGTCAACGAGTACATAGCCGAAATTTCTTTCACTGACAAGTCTGTGACTTTACCAGAAAGAATGTCAGATGGCTCGGGCATACGACCTGCAATCTTACGGTGTGCTTGAAACTTAACAGCAAGACCCTCACCGACTGCACCTGCAACCAAGTTGAACAATGTATCATTGTCAACGTTGACCTCGTCATGCAACAAGTCAGACACGAAACACCAGCTACGAGGTGTAGCAAAAGCACGTGATGCACTCTTAGCATCAAAGTCGTACAAGTCTTGTTTTGCAAAAGACAAGTAACCAACAACGTCTTTGTGAATGCCTTTGTTCACAGCCCAGTTCTGCCAAGAAGCAAAGTCGGCTCGCATTTCAACGTGAACGAAACGATTAGCGAGGGGCATTGGCATGCGATATGTCACACCTTTGTCAGAGTCACGATTACCTGCCGCAACAATCACAACGTTATTGGGAAGATTGTACTTACCAACACGACGGTTCAGAATCAACTGATAACCTGCAGCCTGCACTGCTGGGGGTGCCGAGTTCATTTCATCAAGGAACAACACAACGATAGGATGCTCGGCGGCAAATTCTTTGCTCGGCAAGTCAACAGGCTCAGCCCAGTCCATCTTGTTGATATCTTTGTTGAAGTATGGAATACCGCGAATGTCAGTAGGTTCCATCTGTGCCATACGCAAGTCAATCACCGGGCCGTTCAGTTCAGCGGCGACCTCAGCAACCACATCAGACTTGCCGATGCCGG